CAAATTTTTATACTTCTGTAGTTCCACACGGTAACTCATTGCTTGTTCGCGGTTATCGTAATGGTGAACCCTACAAAACCAAGGCTAATTTTAGCCCAACTCTATTCATCAAAACTGCTGATAAACAACCTTCTGATTGGAAAACATTAGAAGGTGATGCAGTTCATCCTATTAAACTTGACTCTATACGACACGCTCGAGAATATCTTGACAGATATAAAGGTGTCGAAGGATTCGAAGTTCATGGTCAAACTCAATTTGTATATCAATTTATTTCAGAATTCTGGCCTGATGATATTAAATATGATCCTGAATTAATCAAAGTTTTCTCTATCGATATTGAAACTGCAACTGAAAACGGTTTCCCTAATATCGAATTGGCAAACGAAGAAATCTTACTTATTACAGTCAAAGATAACAATACCAAAAAGACAACAACATTTGGTACTCGATCTTATGATAATAAAAATGAGAATGTTAGGTATGTATTGTGTCATGATGAGACAGCGCTCTTAAAAGAATTCATTGTATTCTGGCAAAACAATTCTCCTGATGTTATTACTGGTTGGAACATCTATGGATTTGATATTCCATATCTTGTTAATCGTATGAAACGTTTAGTTGGTGATTCTTTTACTAATCGTCTATCACCATGGAATATCATACGAGATAAAAAGATCTATGCTAATGGTAATAGTATTACTTCATATGACTTTATTGGTATTGCAACTCTAGATTATCTTGATCTCTATAAAAAGTTTACATATAAAAACCAAGAATCATATCGTCTTGACTATATTGCTGAAGTAGAACTTGGCCAAAACAAACTTGAAAATAACTTTGACACATTCAAAGATTTCTATACTCAAGACTGGCAGAGATTTGTAGACTATAACATACGCGATGTAGAACTTGTCGATCAGCTTGAAGATAAGATGAAACTTATTGAGTTACTCTATACTCTAGCATATGAATCTAAAATGAATTTCAATGATGTGTATTCTCCGGTTCGTATGTGGGATATGATCATCTATAACTATCTCAAGAAACGTAACATTGTTATTCCTGTCAAGAAAGAAGATGATGGTAAACCAACTGCATTCGAAGGTGCGTATGTTAAAGATCCTATTGTTGGTCAACATAAATGGGTAGCTTCATTTGATTTGAATTCTCTATATCCACATTTGATCATGCAATATAACATGTCCCCAGAAACATTAACTGATACTAAAGTCAATGTGAATGTTGAATCATTATTAAACAAAGAACCATTTGATCATAATGATTTATCAGTTACTGCAAATGGATGGTGTTATAGAAAAGATATCAAAGGTTTCTTACCAGCACTTATGGAAAAGATGTACACCGACCGTTCTAAATTCAAAAAGCAAATGCTTGGTGTAGAACAAGAATACGAAAAAACAAAAGACAAATTATTACTCAAAGAAATCTCTCGTTTAAATAATTTGCAGATGGCAATGAAGATTGCATTAAACTCAGCTTATGGTGCAGTCGGTAACAAATACTTTAGATACTATGATCTGCGTATTGCAGAAGGTATCACTTTATCAGGTCAGCTTTCTATTCGATGGATGGCAAATAAACTGAATAAGTTTATGAATACGACCTTAAAAACAGAAGATAAAGATTTTGTCATAGGTATTGATACCGACTCCATCTACTTATCACTTGAAGATCTTGTTGAATCAACATGCCAAGGTAAATCTACCGAAGAAAAGATTCAATACATGGATAAAGCATGTAGTAAGATTATCGAACCATTCATTGACAAAGGCTACAAAGAACTTGCTGAATATATGAATGCGTATGAACAAAAGATGTTTATGAAACGTGAAGTCTTGGCTGACAAAGGTATATGGGTTGCTAAGAAACGTTATGTTCTCAATGTTCATAACTCAGAAGGTGTACAGTATGCTGAACCTAAGATCAAAGTTACTGGTTTGGAAATGGTTAAGTCATCCACACCAGCTGTTGTAAGATCCAAATTACATGAAGCGTTAAAAGTTATTCTACATGAAGATCAAGCAGCACTCCATCGGTTTGTAACAAACTTCAAAAAAGAATTCTTTAACTTATCTGTAGAAGATATTGCATTTCCAAGATCTGTTAGTGCAATTAAAGAATACACAGGTACAAATACAATCTATCGCAAAGGTACACCAATTGCAGTTCGCGGTGCATTGTTATTTAATTACTATTTAAAACAACATAACTTAACACGTAAGTATCAACCAATAAGTAATGGTGATAAGATTAAATTTGTTTATGTCAAGAAAGGTAATCCATTCAACGAGAATGTTATTTCATTCTTTCCTGAACTTCCAAAACAATTCGGCTTACACAATTTTATTGATTATGATTTACAATTTGAAAAGGTATTTTTAGATGCAGTACAAATCGTTGTTGAACCACTTGGCTGGACTGCTGAAGAGCAAGCTACTCTTGATATGTTTTTTGGTTAGTAGCTGTTCATTCATAGACTTAAGAGATAAAGAAGAAATAGCAACTGATCCTCTACATTTGCAGGTTGAAGTTTATGAATTTTAAACGAGACATATTAGAAAGTATTATTGATGTTGGTAGTGGATTTATTTTATCTATTGCTATTCAGTTGATAACATTCCCATGGTTTGGTCTACATCCTACAATATTTGACAGCTTTGGTATTGCACTTATATTCATGGTTGTTAGTATGACTAGATCTTCTCTATGGAGATTGTATTTTAGGAAAAAAAGAATTGTACATTAATTCAGAAATAGGATATAATAATAAAATGAAAGTATGTAATATATGTAAAAAACCATTGGATCCTAAGTGTACTTGGATTCCATGCCAATTAGAAAAAGAACTTAATAGAGGAAAGAAGGAGAACAAATGAGTAAAGATTGGGTACAAGATATGGCAGTTATGCATGCAAAGTTTAATGTTAACCAAGCCGTAGAAAAGATGAGTCCTGAAGTATTAAAAGAATTCTTAAAATTTAGAATTAACTTTTTACAAGAAGAACTTGATGAAATGAAATCTGCAGAGAATGCTGATGAAGTAGTAGATGCTTTAATTGATCTGTGTGTTGTTGCAATCGGTACACTTGATCTATATAAAGTTGATTCATACTTAGCATGGGATAGAGTATTCACAGCAAACATTGCAAAAGAAGTTGGTATTAAAGAAGAAAGACCTAATCCACATGGTTTACCTGACTTAGTAAAACCTGCAGGATGGACATCGCCAACACATGAAGACAATGTTGGTTTAATTGGTAAAACATTCGAATAGTATGGCTTTATCAAGAAGTGATATAATTAAGCTTGGTAATCAGGCTAGAACACACCAAAATTATAGAGTAGCAAAAGTTCAAGTTGAATATGATATTGAAGTTATGGCTAATGAAATTTTTGCTAGTCAAAATAGAAAAGGCCGGTCTTTAGATACAATAAAAGAACACTGTAAACGTGGTATTGTAACTGAGACTGCGGCTGTTATGATATTTGGCGGTAGAAGAAATACACAAAAGTTTGATTATACAAATCCTGACACTTATATGTGGGATGCATCATTAACTGAAAAGAACTTACTTACAGAAGTTAAGTGGATAGAAAGCAATTGTGAATGGGTAACATATTACAATGATAATATATCAACCTTTAACAAACACCATAAAGATCTAGACTTATTCTTAGCAGCAAAAATGAATGATGATCCATCTGCATTATATTATGAAGTGTCTTTTGTTTTAGTAGCTAATGCTAAAACATTCTTTGACTACTGGAGACCTAGTTCTTATAATGATAAACATTTCTATAATCATTACAAAGCTATATCTTATGGGCAATGTTATCCTATCAATCTAAAAGAATAATTGTACATTAATTTGATTATTTGATATAATATAATTTTATCTGAGGAGATATTATGAAAGAATCATTGAAAGTATTGCAGCAAGCAGCTGAGATACAAACCAAAAAGTCTAACGACTATCAAAATCCTAATTCTAGGATCCAACAAGCAG